CCGGGTCTGGAGTTAGGCGCTTCCGCAAACGCCACGGAGTTGGTCAACCAGAGGTTTCGGCCGGTTGGCAACTTCGTATCGGGGCAACCACACGTTGCTCTCCGGGCTAGGATCTTTAACGATCGTGAATCTCTCGGAATATTCTGACCAATCGCGATTCCAGGAGATATCTATCTTCAAAGGCTCAATGTCTGGCAAACTTCGAAGATAGTCCTCTATTTGTTTTTGCTGCTCAGAGGTCACTCCATACAATTCCTCGACGAGTTGACGGGTAGCATCAGGAACATCTCGTATATTGTCATGGATTTTGGCATAGCCGGAGCCAAAATGGAGGGCAGCATCCTCTACTTGTTTGCGCTCCCACTGGGACATGTGAGCGCGGTTCAATACCCACCGTAGGTCAAACCCGGCGGTTACTCGTAGGCCATAGAGCGCCAATTCTTGGATTATGGGACATCCAGGGTATTGGTAGAGGTAAGATAAGGACTTAGCACGCAAAAGGGCTTTCAACCTGTTGTCGGTTGAATTTGCGTACCTCGACGACACCCACCCAAACGAAGCGAGGACTTCGCGAGGATCAGTGACATTAATCATGTCCTCAGGATGGAAAACAATCCCGCAGAAAGAGGCCTGCGAAATGGAGTCGGGCTCTGAGATTTTCATCTCCAGACCCAACTCACGAAAATGTTTGTCTTCAATGGGTGTGCCGGTTGGGGTGTATGCAGCTATAGAGTCGTCTCCCTCAACAAAGATTTGAACGTCAGTATGCCCGAGCGATTCCAGCAAGAAGCGTAATACCATTAGGTTAAACCAACCGTTACCTAACGATGTACACATCTCACCAGACATCCTCGTGGCATCGACTTTCGTACTGAATTGTCGGAAGAAACATGAATTCGAGCCAGCCAGAACATTGTCAAGGTAACCCCAGAACAAGTTACGAATGTTTTCCGGCAAATTAGCGGTCATGTATTTGTATAAATCGATCTCGATCTGCATTTGAGCGCGCTGAAAGAGGGCTTCAAACGCTGTATAGTCGCCCGCAAAGAGCTTCCTGGCTGTTGGACGCAAATGTTTCCAAATGTATTCGGGCCTCTCGGCTATCGACACATATTTTATGAAGGGAGTATATCCTTTGTACTTATGGTGCATCACTGCATCGGAGATCTGCCAAAAGATAGGGCCAACAAGAACTTTAGCCGCATCAGAACGAGAATTAATGGTACGCGGGTACTTATACGCTGTATAAAACTCGTCCTTCATAAAGGATTTGCATCGCCAGGTTTTATCATCTAACCAGACGTCAGGCCGAAGCTCTTCGCTAAGCTTTTTGAGATCAAGCTTGCGAGCGCTCGTGTAGGGACAACGAGCCAGCCAGGCATCAATGGAGACGTCAACTCCACGATCAAGAGGGGTGAGATGATCACGACTATAGGCAGCAGCAAACTGCCGAAGTTGTAAGAGCTTGTCCTCGCTATAAGGAGGAGGACGGAAACCAAAACGCTTAGATACGCCATCCATGATAGAAACGGAATCGGAGGGATCGGGATGTGGCAAACAGACGCCATCCACGTGGCAGCCAGATGAAACAGCAACCACAGGACGAGACTGAGGACGGAGGTTAACGTGAGCGCCATAGATAGACCACTCAAGACTTTCTTTAACTTCTGGGAGCGAAGGTAAGAAGACTTCGTCCGTTCTGTAACCATATGCACACCTTCTACGATGGCGTCGGGAAAACCCACACGTTGTTCAGGATAAGCCTTTGCATATAAAGCCAAAAGCTTGTGGTGGACATACAACAGCGTATCTCGAAAGACGTAGATATCTGCCGCTGCTAAGTCCACAGAAATGTTGAACATGGGGGCGTTTTCATGTAAGACGCGTGTAGCTTTCTCTAACACATCACGAATGCTCTTATGGCCAGACGTTAGGGATGCATTGAGGGCGTGCGCAGCCAGGGCCATCGACACGTATAGAGTACCAGGTTCATTAGAAAAAGGCTGAACGAAGCTGGTGGGCAGCACAAGACCTAGAACATTCTTGTACCACCTCTTGAGGAAGTTACCGTTTTGAGCTCTGTCTGGCATGTCCAAACCCATTTCATAATCATAATTTGGGTGAGCCATATTGAGCTGGCATTTCTTTTGAGAATTGAAACGCGAGTAACACCATACGTGGATATCAGGCTGATGCCGAACTTTAATTCCGTGATAGGCTGCATGTCTACGATCCCTACCCTGTAGGGGATAATCGTAGGGTGACATATACCTCCACTCGTGTGTCCAATAGAACTCCTCGCTCATTAAAGCAGCGGATAGCTCCTCACGCCAGGTTTTGGGAGGGCGAACCTCTAACCAATTCCAAGGGCGAAGAGCCTCAAATGGTTCCATTCCAAGTGGGGCACGTCTCCGTCTCCACGCCTCCCCATGCGGGTCTGAAGGCATCGCTTCACCTGTGACCTCCATGACGG